GCGGCGGTGGTGCTGCGCGGCGGTCCTGCATTCCGCCCCGGCTATTGGGGTGCATTCTCGTCATCCCTCGCGCAGACCGCCGCCAACACGACGACGGCCTACGCGATGACGCTCAACTCGTCGGACGCCAACAACCGCGGCGTCTCGGTCGTCAGCAACTCACGAGTCACGGTCGAATACGCCGGGGTCTACAACCTGCAGTTTTCGGCGCAGTTCGTGAACACGGACAGTCAGGAGCACGACATCGACATCTGGCTGCGCAAGAACGGCGACAACGTGGCGGACAGCAACTCGCGCGTCACCGTCCCGTCAAAGCATGGCGGAATTAACGGGCACTTCCTCGCCGCGTGGAATTTCGTCTTGCAGCTGTCGGCGGGTGATTACCTCGAGCTTTTCTGGCGCACGAGCGCCGTCACCGTCAGCATCGAGGCGCTCGCCGCAAGCTCCTCGCCGACGCGCCCCGCGATTCCGAGCGTCATCCTGACGCTGACGGAGGTCTGACGTGGCCGTCGACCTGCAGCCGACCGAGGAGATGGCCGCCGAGGCCGAGCGCGGCCTTGACTGGCGCGAGGAGTTCGGCCGCGGCGGCACTGCCGTCGGCGTGGCTCGTGCGCGCGACATCAGCAACCGGGTGAACCTCTCGCCCGACACCGTGCGCCGGATGGTGTCTTACTTCGCGCGCCACGAGGTCGACAAGCAGGGCGAGGGCTTCAGCCCCGGCGAGGAGGGGTACCCATCCGCCGGTCGCATCGCCTGGGCGCTCTGGGGCGGTGACCCCGGTCAGGCGTGGGCGAACCGCAAGGCCGAGCAGCTCGACGCCGAGGAGGAGCGATTCGTGAATGTTTTGCATTCTGAAAAGTGCCCCGATACAACCGCGCACATGGACAAGCTCGACCACATCGATACCGAGGTGCGGCACGTCGTCAGCGTGATGACGGGCGACGGAGCGACCGTGTCTGTGACCATCACGGAGACCGACAACTTGGTCGAGTCCGAGACGGAGACCGAAGCGCCCGAGGTCGAAGCCGAGGTCGCCGATGAGGCGCTGGCCCCGGTGGCCGAGGACGAGCGCCCGGTCGACGCCTACGGCAACGAGCCGGATGACGAGGACTACAAGGGTTCGGGCGCCCGCAAGGGACCGACCGAGCGGCTATTCCGCACGGCGACCTTCGAGCGCGCCTCGATGGTCGAGGGTGACCGCCGCGTCACGCTCGCCTTCAGCTCGGAGGCTGGCGTCGAGCGCGCCTACGGTGTCGAGGTGCTCGACCACAGCCCCGGCGCCATGAATTCAAGCTTCATCGGCAGCGGCCGTGCGCCGCTGCTGGTCGATCACGACATGACCGATCAGGTCGGTGTCGTGGAAGGGATTACACTCGGCGTGGACCGCGTAGCACGCGCCACGGTGCGTTTCGGGAGAAGCGCGCGAGCCGAGGAGATCCTGCAGGATGTCCGCGACGGCATTCGGTCGAATGTCAGCGTGGGCTACATCGTCGATGAGATGGTGCACGACGGCGAGCGCGATGGCCGGGAGGTCTACCGCGCGACGTCTTGGACACCGCTCGAAATCAGCATCGTAAGCATTCCCGCGGACGCCTCTGTCGGCGTCGGCCGTGCCCTTGATGCGACCACCATTTCCACAACCATTGTTCCCAAGGAGTCCCACAAGATGGACAACGTGACCCCCGCCGGCGATGCCGGTATAAAGGCGGAGCGCGAGCGCGCTGCTGCCATCCTCGAGCTCGGTGCGCGGCACAACCAGCGCGACTTCGCCGACCAGGCGATCCGCGACGGCGCCAGCATCGAGCAGTTCCGCGGCGCCCTTCTCGACAAGGTGTCGAGCAAGCCGCTCGCCACCGCCGACATCGGCATGACCTCGCAGGAAGTCCGCAACTTCAGCTTCCAGCGCGCCATCCACGCCCTCGCCAACCCGTCGGACGCCCGCGCCCAGCGCGCCGCTGCCTTCGAGTTCGAGGCCAGCGAGGCCGCCGCCTCGAAGGAAGGCCGCGCGAGCCGCGGTCTGACCGTCCCGGCTGACGTGCTGTTCGCCAAGCGCGACATCACGACCGGCACGACCTCGGGCACCGCGAAGGGCGGAAACCTCGTCGCGACCGACCTGCTGGCCGGCTCGTTCATCGACGTGCTCCGCGCTCGCATGGTGACCAACGGCCTCGGCGCGACTTTCCTGACGGGCCTGCAGGGCAACGTCGCCATCCCGAAGAAGTCGGCCGCCTCGACGGTCGCTTGGGTGGCGGAGAACACCGCCCCGTCGGAGTCGACCAACAACCCGGCCTTCACGCAGGTGACGATGTCGCCGAAGACCCTCGCGGGCTACGTGGACTTCAGCCGTCGCCTGATGCTGCAGTCCTCGCTCGACATCGAGACGCTCATCCGCAACGACCTCGCGGCCAGCATCGCGGTGGCGATGGACGCGGCTGCCATCTCGGGCTCGGGCAGCAATCGTCCGACCGGCGTGCTGAACACCAGCGGCATCGGCTCGGTGACGCTCGGCACGAACGGTGCCGCGCCGACTTGGGCGATGGTGACGAGCCTCGTGCGTGAGGTCGAGATCGACAACGCGCTGACGGGTTCGGCGGCGTTCCTGACCAACGGTCAGGTGAAGTCGAAGCTCGCCAACACCGGCCGCCAGACGTCCGGCGTCGAGGGCAACTTCATCCTGCAGCCGCCGTACAGCGACCTCTATGGTTACCCGCTGGTCGTGTCGCAGCAGGTGCCGGCGAACCTGACGAAGGGTTCGGGCAGCAACCTGTCGGCGATGATCTTCGGCGTGTGGAGCGACCTGCTCATCGGCCAGTGGAGCGGCATCGACCTGATGGTCGATCCGTACTCCGGCAGCAACGCCGCGACCGTCCGCGTGACGGCGTTCCACGACTGCGATTTCGCGGTCCGCAACGCCGAGTCCTTCGCGGAGTGCAACGAGATCGTCACGACCTGAGCGTGATCGACCTCGCGGCGATCCGGGGCCGTCATTCGGGGCGACGTGCAGTCGTCCTGGGTGGCGGCCCCACCCTTTTGAGCGACCTGCGGGTGGTGCGCCCGCGGGTGCAGGCGCTTGGCCTCTACATCGGGGTTAACCAGCACGCGATGCTGCTCGACCTCGACTACATCGTGTTCCAGGATAAGGAGCTTGCTCCCATCCTGCAGGGCCACGGCGTCCCGCTCGTCACGCACCACAAGGATGTGGCCGACATCTGGTCGGGCATCGTCCCGGACTTCGGCTTCTCCGGCGGCACGGCCGTCTGGGTGGCGGATTACATGGGCTGCGACGAGATCATCGTCTGCGGCGTCGACGACTACACCACGTCGCGGCGGTACTGGCACAGCCCGCCGGGCTTTCGCGGCCTCGAGATGGGCGTCACGGCGACCTTCGCCTGGCGAACCGTCCGCGACCACATGGCGCGCCCCGAGATTGTCTCGGTGGTGTCTGGTCCTGCACAGCAATGGTTCAAACCCTATGCGCATTGAAATGATACGAGGCCGCGGCTATCGCGGCCAGTCCCTTGAGGCTGGTCGCGTTGTGGAGGTCGATGCAGCCTTCGCCGCCGAGGCCATCCGCAAGGGCTGGGCGCGCGCCTACGCCGCCCCTGCGCCCTCTCCGGCGATCGTAGAGGCCGCCCCGGCCCCGGCCCCCGCGCCGGTGGTGAAGCGTGGACGCAAGGCAAGCTGAAATCCAAAAGTACCGGGACGTCTACGCCCGGCACGCCGCCTATCGGATGCACGACGACCGTCTGCGCCCGGTAAGGGCGGCACTGGTCGGCCTCTCCGGTTCGTTGCTCGATGTGAGCTGCGGGCGTGGTGAGCTGCTGACCGCTGCCGAGCAGCTCGGTTTCGGCCCGGTGCGCGGTACCGAGGCAGTGCCGGCGCTGTGCGACGGCGAGCGGGTGGTCGAGGCGCAGATCCATGCGCTGCCCTTCGCGCCGGCGAGCTTCGATGTTGTGACCTGCATCGACGTGCTCGAGCATCTGCTTGAGGACGACATCGTGCCGGGACTGCTTGAGCTGCAGCGGATTACCAAGGGCACGCTCCTGTTGGCCGCAGCGGACTACTCAGCCAAATGGGACGGAGTGGAGATGCATCCCTCCGCACGGCCGTACCCCGAATGGGAGCGGCTGTTGAAACGAGTGTTGTCGGGCACCGTCGTATGGGCGGGCCAGACTTCGACGAGCGAGATGTGGAGGGTGACTTATGGCCGTTGAGTCCTCCGCCGACCGCGCCGCCTTCTTCAACCTCAACGACTGGGCGGTGAAGGGCCGCTACCGCAACCGCGGGCGCGTGTTCCCCATCGTCGGCATCTTTGACAACGCCTTCGTGGCGGTCGATGTCGCCGAGGCGCCCTTCTCGTCCAGCCAGCCGATGTTCCACATCGCCACGGCCTCGCTGCCGTGCCGAGTGGAGAACGGCGACACGCTCTACGTCAACGACGCCCAGTATGTCGTGCGTGACTTCCAGCACGACGGCACGGGCATAACGGTCCTGCGCCTCGAGGTGAGCCTCGACTACGACCTCGACCTCGCGGGCAACCTTGAGACCGAGGCCAACGACAACCTCGTCACCGAGGCCGGCTTCTTCATCCTGCAGGAGGCCTGATGTCGCACGCACGGCTCAAGATCCGCGACCGCGTGGTCAGCATCCTCGAGGCTGCTCAGGTCGCCGATACCGTGACCAAGTCGCGCGTGTACCCGCTGCCGGCCGACACGGTCTCGGCGGCGCTCGTGTATACCAACAACGAGGTCGTGAACCAGGACCAGACGACGCTCACCTACCCCCGGCGGCTCGGCCGGGAGCTGACCCTCGCCATCGAGGTGGTCTCGCGCGACTCTGCGCGCCTGGACGACCGCCTCGACGTGCTGTGCGCCGGCGTGGAGAACGCGATCGGCGCTGACCCAACTCTTGCGGGCATGGTCAAGGACTGCGCCCTGACCGATACGGTGGTGTCGCACTCCTTCGACGGAGACGCCCCCATCGGCTCGGCCCGGATGCAGTTCCGCATCATGTACCGCACGAGCGAGCTCGACGCCGGCTCGATCATCGACTGACCCCATCAATCTAGGAGTATTTTCTCATGGCAAATCACCACGGCAGCGAAGGCCTGGTCCGAGTCGGCACGAACACCGTCGCCGAGGTGACCGGCTTCTCCTTCACCGCGACGGCCGAGTACGCCGAGGACACCAACCTCTCGGACACCGCCAAGACCTACAACGTGACCGCCATCACGTCGTGGAATGGCACCGTCACGGCCTTCTGGGACGAGACGGACACGGCCGGTCAGGTGGCCCTCGCCCCCGGCGCCAACGTGTCGCTCGTCCTCGCGCCCGAGGGCGTCGGCGCCGGCGCGACCCGCTACAGCGGCAACGCGCTGATCACGGAAATCACCCGCAACGTCCAGCGCGGCGCGGTGACCGAGATCACCTTCAACTTCCTCGGCAACGGCACCCTGTCGGTGGCGACCAGCTGATGAACTGGAAGGACGCAGCCAAGGCGCAGTTCAAGGAGCGCCGCTCGCCGGAGAACCTCAAGGAGATTCCGGTGCCGGAGTGGGGCATCTCGGTCTATTACTGGCCTGAGATGACCCTCGCCGAGCGCCGGGATATCTTCCTGTACGCCAAGCAGGACGGCGACCGCACCATCCTCGACCTTGAGGCGATGGCGATGACGCTCATCGTCCGGGCGCGCGATGCGTCCGGGGCTCGGCTCTTCGCCAAGGCGGAGCGCATGGAGCTTATGAACCAGTACGACCCGGACGTGCTGGTGCGCATCGTCGGCGAGATGAACGGCGGCACGGAGTCGGCCACCCTCGAGGCTGCTGAGGGAAACTGACACAGGACCCCCATCTGCGAGCGATCTACGCGCTGTCGCTTCGCCTGGGGGTCCTGCCCGCCGACATCTTCGAGATGACCGAGCGCGACTTTTACGGGCTGCTCGCGGCCGCAAAGCTTGAGCACGCCGATCAGGAGGCCGCATGGCGAAGGCAGAAGTAGTCATAACAGCCGTCGACCGCACGAAGGCTGCGATTGCGCAGGCCGAGCGCGGTAT